ATGAGGCGCAATTACGCGTTCTCTCTAGATCAAGGTGCACACATGGACAGACGGCGAGTTAAGCAAGTACCAAAAACTATGGTTTACTTCATCATAGCAGCGGCGCTTGTTACTTGCTCGACGATCATGTGTCTTGTCTCGGTTTTTCTCGGGACACCTTGTTGTGAAGGTATTACATCCCTGCTACGGAGTTATCCGTGACCACTGGCAACGTATTAATTGGTAGCAGTGGTTCAGATTTTCTTTTCCAGAAGATCTGGCAAGGCGACGACTCTCCGAAAGTACAAAATTCGGCGAAGCCGCCTAAGGCTCCTAAGACTTTTCAAACAGTCTGGGAGGTGGATAAGAATGGGAATTGGGTTCGTAAACGTAAATACATCTACGTCCGACCCAAGTCACGAACGTCAAAGCGTGCTAGACGCCGTGACCCCCATTACTACACGATGGCCCGTCTGACTAACTATCAGCCGGCGTATCAGCTACACCAGAAGGGAGCTCCTCAGAACGATGTTTATTGGTACGGATTTCGGTCCAGTGCAACCGTGCACCCGACTTCCCCGATAACGGATAATGTAAAAATATCTGTTATTAAGGAGTTGGCCAATAGTCTGAGGGGAGGTACTGACTTTGACGCGTCCGTTTTTTTAGGGACAGCAGGTCAGTCCTTGCGTACAATAGCCCAAGCCTCTATTCGTATCGCCGGTGCATTGGCGGCCACGAAGAAAGGTAGGCTAAAAGATGCATTCACCATGCTGACCGGCAAAACCACCGGTCCTAAGAATCGCTCTGTAACAACAGATAAAGCGATGTCTAGTGCATGGTTAGAGCTCCAATATGGATGGCGCCCTCTCGTTCAAGATATTTACGAGGGTGGTTCCGTCCTTGCGAGCATCCTTCAAGATCCGTTTGTTTTTCGAAAACGTGCCAGTAGAACTTATAGGGTAGATGCAAGCCCTAGTACTGGTACGGGGACCACAGCCACATCGTGGGCCACTCGGTCATCGCGTTTTACTTATGCGGTGATCGGGTATTTCAAAGAACAGCCTAACAATATCTATAAGTTAGGTTTAAATGATCCGTCATCACTAGCTTGGGAACTTCTGCCATGGTCTTTTGTTATAGACTGGGCAGTCCCTGTTGGTGACTACCTTCGCGCACGGGGCGATGCATCCTCTTTAAAGGGTACATTCGTCGAATCGACGCTGAGGTATACGAGAGTGTCTGACCTGTACTTAAATGGGTCGAACCCTAACGTTGACGCCATACGGAACGCTAGCTTGAATAGTTCTAGTCGCTCGGATTTTACTCGAACGGTTAGTACTACTCTTAATGTGCCGCGCCCGGAGTTTAAACCTCTAAACAAGGTACTCTCTTGGCAACACACGGCTAACGCTGTAGCGCTTCTCCTTTCTGTTAATAAGACCTTCAGGGTTTGACAGTAGTTCTGTTAGACACTGCTTATTACCAGCTCTCAACCACACACGTAAACGTGTCTATACGGCTTTCCAACCCGTATGGTTTAATTGGAGAACTTGAATGTCAGCAATGGCAAACATCGTCGCCTATGATGGCGCCGCAACGCCCGTCCTGCACACTTTTGTCGCTGGTGCTGTCGTCAGAAATACCGACGGCAGCGTCACAGCATATTGGAAGGAGGCTAACGTCTCTGTCCCCGATATTGCTCAGGGAAAGGTTCAAATTTCTCTAGCGCTCCAGAAGAGTGGCATTTACCGGGCCAACACGAGAGTGGACATCCCCGTGATGGAAGCAATCGCAGGTAACAATAGTTCTGGCTACACTGCCGCCCCAAAGGTGGCTTTTATAGACACCGTTGTTACGACAGGTTACTTTTCCCAGCGTGATACGATTACTGGTCGGCGATTAGTTCGTCAGCTAAGTACCAACATCATGAATGGGGTGAGTACATCTGTCACTCCCGTTACGACTGGTCCAATAGCGGAGTTGTTTGATCTGCTACAAATGCCGTCGTAATAACCAAGGTATTTAGTTGGTTACCACTATTTCTTAATCTTTTAATTAGGGATGATAATGAACCTTTCAAGTTCGTGGGTGGAGGAGTCAAGTATATCTGACTCACTGCAATGCATTACAGGGATTGCACTCCAGCATGCTTACCGTTCCGGCAACCCGTTACTTCAATCAGTTCTCGAAAGCCTCGACCGCAAGGTTAAGGCCAATGAGTCTGTCGTAGATGATCTTACGACGCTGATTAAATGGGAGGTCGATTATAGCGAGAGTCGTACTGTGTACGACCTGCACAATGAGAGACAAGCTCTTGCGATGTTTAGCAAGAGCCAATGGCTCGACTTGGGCATAGATCGTTCATCTGTCGCTATGGGTAAGTTTATTGAAGCTGAAGAGAAGTGTCGCGAGACGAACGAAGCTTTACGCGCATGGGGCCGGGGAGAATTTTCCTTCCTCCCTGGGGTCGACTCGGTATTTTTCCGAGCAGCCAAAAGTATCCAACGCGTGTTAGGCGACGTTCCTGAGCTTTCTGAGCTCAAACTTCGATTTGGTCCTGGAGCCACAACTCAAACAAAAAAACGGTTTGCCTCAGCGAGAACCAAGCTGGGAGCAGTACCGTCATGTAGCGAAAACTCGATTGGTACGGTGAAAGCTGTACTGGAAGAGTTGCCCTTATACGCCAATCTGTTGGCCGGCTTGCCGGTTGACAATGTTGACGATAGGGCCCTAGTGTCGGTGGAGGTTAAGCCGGCTTTACTAGGATTCGTCCTTAAGAACGCTGAAACGTTTCGATCTGTCGGCACCGAGCCATCACTAAACATGATGGTACAACTTGGTATCGGCGATTTCATGTCGGAGCGTTTGCTGGCGTTCGGTATCGACCTCAAGGATCAGTCCCGAAACAAAGGACTGGCCCGTGAAGGGTCGTTAACCGGGGCTTTAGCAACCCTGGACCTGAGTTCTGCCAGCGATACTATCTCCCGTGAGCTGATTTTTCATCTGCTCCCGGTCGATTGGGCCTGTTTTTTGGACCAGTATCGTTCCCGTTCTATGAAGCTTCCTGATGGACGCGTTATTGTCCTGGAGAAGTTTTCTAGTATGGGTAATGGCTTCACCTTTCCTTTGGAAACCCTGATATTCTGGGCAATTTCAAAGGCCTGCTGTGACGATGACGAAACCATTTCAGTGTATGGGGATGATATTATTTGCCCCACACATAGATTTGAAATGGTCCGCCGTTGTCTACAAGCAGCAGGGTTCACATTGAATACAGCAAAATCGTATTCAACAGGTGTCTTCCGTGAAAGCTGCGGAGGGGACTTTTTTAAGGGCTTCGATATAAGGCCGTACTACCAGAAAAAACTGGTCAGTGCAGCCACCTTGTTTGCGCTACATAACCTCTATGTGCGCACCTACCAGCCGGAGATGTCGGAGTATGTATTACAATTCATACATCCGAGTCTTCGCCTCTATGGCCCCGATGGGTTCGGAGATGGTCACCTAATCGGTGATTGGTCTCCGCAGCCCCACAATCGTACAATCGGGTGGGCAGGGTTCCTTTTCGACACTTTTACCCTTAGAAGTAATAAGGATCGCCGGCGCACCACACCCGGCGATAAAGTGCTTCCGTACTATAGCATCTATTTAAACGAGAGTAAATCCTCCGAAAATGAGATTGCAACAGACCGTTTTTTCCGTGGTCTGGGTCCGGTGGTAGACGTTAAGTCTTCGGGATATGTTTTCCCTGGATCTAACGGCTATAAAAGGATATCGATCTACACTCTAACTGGCCTATAATCTAGGTCGCGAAAGCTGGACGGGA